ACAGTTCACGAGCCTGGTCACGCTTGATAGGATCATCCAGCGTGTCGATTCGGTCGTAATACCGAGTGAAGTCCTTGGCCTGCTTTTCGAAGTTTGGAAGCAGTGTTCCACGACTGATGACAAAGCCATTGGCCTCAAGGCGTCCCTGCCATCCGGTCGTGCGGTATCCATCCAGCCGAAGTGCGGGTTGGGCCAGGGCCAGGATCGGATCGTAGATCAGATCGTTGAACTTGGTGACATTGCTGAAAAACACAACATGCTGATCTTCGACTACCAAAACTCGGGTCCCATAGATATCGGGGGCACCCTCATTTGAGGATAGGGTGATGCGATTCCCGATACGGGATGTGAAGATCAATTCCGGATCAATCGGATTGGCTTCCTGGTCAATGATGCCGAATGCCCCATTCTGCACAGACTCAACGTTCAGGACCTGACCAAATGATGATTCGAATGCAGCGGTGCGAGCAAACGGGCTGTAGAAGAAATCCGGGATGTCCGTAGTTGCAGCCCGGGTGGTTTCCACTACCCATGTTGCAAACTTCTGCGCCCCATACAGCCAATCCCGGACCACACCAGGAGAAACCTCTTCTTCAAATACCCAACCGTCATTCCGTAGCTTACGGCCATAGCCGAGCATGAAGTTGATCACATCGGGTGCGGTATCGTAATACCGTCCATATTCGATCTCTTCAAAGACGCCCCGGCCCGAGTCGATATAGGGGAATGGCACCCCGTTTACGACGAACTGCTTGACCCTGGTAGACGGGCTGGATTGCACAGTGAGAACCGAGACTCCAACGATGTCTCCGGCATTGATCGTCACGATGTCTTCGATGACAACGGTATTGCCGTTGATCGTCACGTGTTGGGATTTCAGCTTGAGGCCGTTGACCATCACCGACAGGGTTGCACTATCACTGACGTTTTCCGTTCGTGGCAAACGGAAAGTCGTGACGGCGAATTCATGTTGATTGGCAGTAGCCGTGAAGTCCTCGTTCAGTTCGATCTGCCCACCGGCAATCGGTGCCACCGGCAATTCGATGATGAAGCGGGGATTGAACAGATCAAAGCCGAAAACCCGATATCCAGTTCCCTCACGGGTGACCAGGACTCCGGAACCGAAGAACTCCTCGGTCGGTTTGGAACGGTGCAGGATCGGGTGGATATCCTCGAACGGGATACGCAGGCCCGAAAGTGTTTGCACATTGGTTCGCTCGGGGTTGATGAAACCGGCGCACTTCCAGACCAGACTGATCTGGGTGTTTCGCAGTGTGTCTCCAAAGATGGTAGTGACGTTCCCACCCAGGCTCTTCACATATTCGGAAACCCAGGCGTTCAGACCAAGCTGGGTAGCCGGGACATCATTGACCACTTCAAGGTGAACGGACAGATCGGAAATCTTTGGACGTGTCAGGAGATCGCGGTGAACCACGTGAGGGGCCCGCCATATCGGGTTGGTGGCATTCAAGCCGATGTCAACGTAAAGCTCCGACCACAGGGTATCGATGAAGCGACCGGGCTTCATCAAGTATCCCATCAGGGCCGTGGCAAAGCTGAAATAGGGGCTGTTCAGGAAGTCCTGTTCCGCAGGACCACCGTCTCCATACACCCAGCTATCGTTGAGTCGCTCCGGAACCAGGTGATCCTCATCAACGATGCCAGCCGCAATGGGGTCCAGTAGATCACCAGTGTTGGACACTGGGATAGGAGCCGACATTACGTGACGATCCGATTGGGCACCGGTCAGAGGGTTGTAGATACCGGCCTGCAAATCAGCCCACATCGGATGGGATGAGGCATAGCGGGGCGTTCCATCACTCGCAGTGCTGGTGGGTGGATACGAGGCCAGCCACCAGGATGGCTGCAATGCATATCCAACGATCTCCCACGGATGAGAGTGCGGGCGAACAGTCCGATACAGCCGCTGGTAGATGCCTTTGTAGTGGCCTTCTACACCAGCCGACCGGTAGTTCCAGGTGAACTTGTCGGACTGAACATAGTCGTTGTTCGTGATGAAGTCGATGTTCTGAGCAACAGCCCAGCGTTCGAATTCACGACGAAGAATCTGCTGGTAGGTTTGCTGTGGGTAGGCAAACGTGAATGCCCGGTTGAACAGATCGATCCGGAATATCCCGAAGCCGTTGTAGATGTAGTAGTTCGAGTCGGCGGCGTTGAACACGATGTCATCGACCAGGATCGGGCGGGTGTTGAACCGCAGTCCATCCCAGTATCCATACAGAGCCTTGCCGGTATCAATCACCAGATCACCAACCTGGGGAGACACAACCGAAGAGAAGTCGGAAACGATGGACGTAACCTCTTCTACGATGTTGGGCTCAGAATTGCCGTAGAAGTCGGCCAGAGAAAAGTTCGACGTAGCATGCCGAGCACTGAACGTGGAAGTCTCATCGCGATAGTAGGCCGGAACCGCATTGAACATACGGGTCTGAAATTCCAACCAGACGTCATCACGACCATCTCCATAAGACGGAATGATCATCCCCTCATGACCACGAAGTTTGGAAATCCCATCAATATCAGTGAACTTCTCGGGCCGATAGGTTTGGGAAGCTCCAATTCTCGGTGCGCTTGGTGGAACAAAGATCGGGGTCGGTGATGAACCAATCACTGTGATGGTTCCCGCCACCACCTGGGTCTCCACATACGTTCCCATACTGGAGTAGTAGAACTGGAAATCACTGGTTCGACCAATGAATAGCTCCGACAGGATCAGATCGACCGCAGTCGAAGCTGATGTCGTCAGTGTGCCACCCGGTTCTGAAATGGTGAGATCATCCCAAAGCTGGTTCATCCGATTGTTGAACTTGAACATCACCCGGTTGTAGTCGCGGGAAATACGACGAATCGAATCCGGGATGTCCAGTTCCTGTCGTTGTAGCGTTGCCATGACTCGTAGCAGCGAGTTCTCGCAGTCGATCAGCGTGGCACCCACGGTCGGCGATTTGTCGGTCCAACGATAGTTGTTAGCCCCATACCGATTGCCCTCGAAGCCATCCTGAGATTCGATTACCGATGCGATGTGGGAGAGCATCTGGATGCGGGAGGCAACAGTCAGAATTTCGTGGTTGGGGTTGGACGTCAAGTTCTTGGGAAGATCAATAACACCATTGGTGTCCAGATTCTGTTCGGTCACGCCGTTGGACTTCGCCCAGATCGAATGAACAAAACCAGTTTTGGTGTCCTTGAAATACCGGTATCCCAGAAATCCCGGAAACTCGTCGGTTTCCAACGTCAGTTCGAATTGGAATTCACCAGTCTGGTTGAATACCAGTGGGAATTCCATCACGGAGTCATCAATACCGGTTCCAACCTGATACTGGAAGATCGTGGACGAATTGTTTGTGGATACAACCGATCCGGTAGCGGTAGCTTGATAGACGCGAAACTGCGGTAGTGTGTGGCGAGCAATTCGTGTTGAACCAGGAGCCAATTCAATCCCGGCCCAGAATTCGATGATGGGTCGAACAGCCTGATCGCCAGCCAACAGAACAGATCGATCAACCGGGCTCAGGTCCCCATAGTGTCTCCACCAGTTGTTGTCACTCCATCCGTCACCAGCAGTAGTGGCCCGACGGTCATACTGATAGGTCGTGATAGATGGGACACCCGAAGGTCCATTGTTGGTTCCCCATGTGAACGGCACAAACGCCCCATTCTGGAAGATGCGGAAAGGTCGATTCGGGGTCAGTCGGGCATCTTCCCAGATCATACCCTCAACTGGGCTATCCGGGAGCGGGCCGACTACGACCGGTTGGGCCAACCAGCGGCCTGCCTCAATGGAGTATTTCCAGATCAGCGGACGGTTGAACTCCGGGCCGGTGCGAGTGACATAGACATAATCCCCAATGGCATATCCGGTGGTAGAGGGAATGTCTTCCTCGATCTCATAGTCCAACACGGCCCAGGCCGTCCCATTCCATCGCTGAACCACACGGTTCACATCGTTGGTCTTCTCCCACAATTGACCAACGGTGGGGGATGTGGGTGCGGTATTCGCCAGAGTGACCGGGCGGGCAACAAAGCCGGTGCTGGTAAGCTCATACATGACCGTGGCCGAGCCCTGTGGTTCCCGGGTAATGTATTCACCGTTCACCTGTGCATTGCCTGCACCGGTCCAGTAATAGCGGGTGTAGTTGGTGTGTTTGTCGTAATCGAAAGGGGGAGTCCATGCGTAGAATGGCGTTTCGAACAACGTGTTCTCATCTGCCACATTTCCACCATTGGCACGAATCTGTCCGACCAGATCAGTATAGAAGGCACCACCCGAACGGTTATCCGTGGTTGGGTTCACCTGGACTGCGGCCAGAGTCAACTGATGCTTCTGACGCTCTGCTGTATCTTCGATGATCTGGGGTTGACGCTGGAGGTCTTCTTCGGTGAGCAAGCTGACGTCACCGATGTATCCACTGAGGAATCCAGCCTGTTCGGGCTCGAACAGAACATCGTCACTGACGTAATATTCCCGGTTGTTCTGGTCTGTCTGGAGATATTCCGGAAGACGGGAAAATGCTCTACGTTCTACTACCATGTGCTTCCACCTGCGCTATTCCCAATATTTAGACTTGTCAGACCCCAGTTTGTAGAGTAGATATGGGATTATCGGGGTGATGTCAGGAGGGAAACGTCCCGGCCTCGTGGATGGTCCACATCAAGTGGTGTGTGATCCAGGGTTCGATGCCCTGCACCCCGCCCATCTTATCCACAAGAATGTATTCGGTCATGAAGAAAAAACTTGACGAATCAGCCAACACCAGGTAGATGTATCAGCACAACGAACGCCGTTAGACAGTCTCTCTGGCCCCGGAGGACGCAGCACTGTAGGCGAAGGGAAAAGCGGGCTAACCTGGGTGAAAACCGGACCCAGGGGATAGAAAGTGCGAGGGACTAGCTCAGTCAAGTCTTCCGGCTTTCCGGAGGGTTGCGACGAAGGCCCGGTGTAAGAGTGAGAAGGCTACCCTGGGCGGCATCGCCCAGGAGTTTCAGCGAAACTCGGCGAGGAGTGTCTTCATGCGTATTCGTGACGGCCCGTAGCATCTATATGTAGCAAAAAGCGACCGGCGACGACTGTTTCGCCCCTATGATGGGGCCACCCGTGCGAGGAGAAGCGACATGAGAATTCGAGACTCGCCCTTCTAGGGTATTTGATTTGCAAAACCGACGCGATTGAGTATGAGACGACCAACAGAGAGGGTGGCAGGGTAGTGTCCCGACCCTCTCTGTTGCATTTTATACCAACGATCCTACCCGGATTTCTTCATCCGTAAAGAACGGAACGATCTCGATATCCGATGGGTTGGCACAGGACAGGAACAGTTCATCCGGTTCCGCACGAACCTGGAACATACGTCCGAATGCCTGATCGTTGTTCCGGGGGACGATAACCATCGATTGTAGCTCCGGAGCAAGCTGGGCGTGGACGAACGCTACCAGTTCGGTGAAGTAGAACTTCTCTCCAAACTCCCAACGAGTGACGTCGAAATACGACCGAATCGTATTCAACACCCGCAGTTTGAGATCGGATTCCGATAGTCTCGACCCGGGTGATTGGATGATCTTGAATACCGACTGTAGTTCAGGAACCGCCTGGTTTCCAAACAGCAACTTGTAGCGGGCCGGGTAGTAGATCACGGAGTCGCTGATCGGGGTGTATTCCTCGAAGTCCGCATACAGCAGCCGTAGCTGATCCGAGGTTTCTTCTTTCGGGCGATCCTCTGCGGTCCCGTTTTGGTTCACCCATGCACGGAATGCCGCATCATAACCCGAGGTCAGAATGAACACGTTCATGATGTTGGATTTGCTCGGATCGATACGGTTGGCATCGGGTGCATAATGGGTCCAGATGAACCGCAGGTGATCACGACCGATCAGTGCTCGGTATGCAGACTGATCCGGTGCCAGAATCCAGGTCTCGGTGATCGCATCAGCGATCAGCCAGGTCTTGGTGAACGTATCGTAGTGGATCGATCCGTCGGCAACCAACGCATCATCGTAGGCATCACCCACGGTGATTGATCCACCAGAAGAGCTTCCATAGGTCCCAGTCGGGTTGGTTGTCTTGTTGATCGGGTCCCAAACGCTGAATCCGAACTCCTGGATTTTGCGCCACAGAACCAGATCGGTGCGGCCATCCTGAATTACCAGGTCTTTGAAGATGAACGGTGCATCATACACACCATCACTATCTCCATCAACCGGTGTGATGGCCAGACCATTCTTGTTGACATAACCATCAGCATGGCGGATCACATCATACGGAGTGAAATCCACCAGTTCCCCGATGAACGATACCAGACAAGATTCAATCGTCAACGGTGGTAGAGGATCGGGCTGTGTGTTCACGACCACCGAAGCATCAGTTTCACAATCAACACCGATTGAGCCTGCTATGTAGAAGACAGAGACGACGGTCCCGGATGGTGGTGGCGTGGTGAAGAACAATTGGTTGCCACCCGTGATGGTCCATTCACGGACACCCGATGGGGCCCATGGACCGTTCTGCAATACTCCGTCGATGAACACCATAAGTCCGGGTGCAGTCGATGGGATCGAAGCGTTGTTGGCCAGTGTGAACGTGTTGGTAGTGCCATTCGCGTTGAACTGGTAGGTGTTACTTCTGGTTTGATCCGGATTGATGACCCAGATGAATCGAATCCGCGTGTTGACAGGTGGGACCGTGGTAAACGTGATGGTGCTCGATGTAGTTCCACCAACAACCGTATACTTGGTCCGGGACTGAGTAACCCCGTCGATTGAAATCAACAGAGTGTCACGACTCTGGTTTGGAGCCGGGATCGTGTAAGTCGTGGTAGTGCCATTCGAGATGACATTACGACGGCCCAGCACTTCGTTGTCGATCCCATGAAGGAAGTAGGAAACCCCAAAGACCCCAGACGGCAATGGTGTGTTGAACACTAGGCTACTGGTTGCAGTGGCTCCAGACATAAACGTGGAGATACCATAGTCCAGGTTTCCGAACTGCTGAATGCCGTCGATGAACGTGATGACGTTCCCGATGTGAACACCATCCACACCCATATTCCATTCTTCGGTGGTTCCGTTGCCAGCTACCCGTAGAACGGTTTGCTCAGCATTCACAAAGTTGGAGGCGAAATAGATGGCGATCTGTGCTCCCGGTGCTGGTGCAGTCACAAAGCAGACCTCATAACCCCCGATATCCGGAACGATTGTGTAATCAACACCATTGATCTGGAGGACGTCGTTGATCAGAACAACCGTATGGGCTGGGTCGAGTGGGATTTCACTCGTTTGGAAGCACGTTTCCAATCCATCACCTTCGAAGTCATACGCGGACAGATCACAGGAGCCCTGCCCGAGGCCACTCAGACCACGGCGGCGAAGGCTGTCTCGTGCCTCATTGGACTCCAACAGGACAATGCTGTCACGAGCAGTCCGACCGGTTTCCGGATCAATCACTGGATCGTTGTTAGAGAAGATGAAATCGATCTCACGTGCCGACTCGAAGAAGAGACTGCGACCACGATCTGTGATGGTCCAGATATCGTTCGGGCTGTTCGGGGTGAACTCAAACAGGATCATCCAGGATGCATCCAATCCGGTTCCGGTCGTCGATCCCTGGTTAGCCAGCGAGAACCCAGAGTTTCGGTCGATGTTATCGGAATTGATGAAGTCCCAAGTCTGGGTTGACAGATTCCAACTCATGGCGAAATCCAACCGCTGTTCAATGCGGTTCTCCAACTCGATCTCTTCGGTCGTGGTGAAGCGATTTCGTAGGGCTGGGAACACACTGAACAGTGCAGTCCCGGTCGATGCTGTATCCTTGAGAATGATGCCGCTTGGGGCAGTCCCGGTTTCGATCACACGATCCACGGCGACCACTTGACCCAATGGACCGGTGAATCGGATCAGCGAGTCGGTGTCCACATAAACGAGTGGTTGTGGGGCCGTATTACCAACGGTCTGGGGCAGACCGGATAGCACGATGTTACCCTGGGATTGACCACCCACCTCGACTGTCTGCGACCACGTATAGGGTGAGGTTAGGACGATCTCGGAGTAGGTGTTGAAATACAGAATCCGTTTATCTTCCTGACGAATGATCGGGCGAACGACTTCGTTGATCAGGGACTCAACCGACAGGACATCGGGGTCGGCACTATAGATGTTGACGGTCTGGGTGGAATCCTGATACAACCGTCCATCTTCGGCCACGTGCTTGACGTTCTGATACAAACCGGTCGGATCGGTCAAGCGGGAATATCGTGATTGTCCGGAGAAGCTACGGTTGATCGTCTTGACCTTCTGGACTGAGTTGTCCTTGAGGTAGAAGTTGTTGTAGTCTTGTGCCGTAACCATTCGGTTCTGCGTATAGAAGACTTTGCCAACCCGAGTGCGGATGTCGAAGTTTGATTCCGATGCAACGCCGTTGGAGACCGTGGACTCCAACGAATAGGTCATGGTTAACTGATAGCCTTCTCCACCATCGACATAGGGGATCGACAGCGATTGGTTCTGGATCGCGGTGGGCTTGATCTGGGTGGGGTTGGCATTGGCGGTGCGATACCAGAACCGGAACCGACCGACCGGCATACGACCGAATGAGCCATCCCCGAAGCGAACACGCACTGTGTCGTTGTTCAGAGTATCGAGTTCATAGACGTTTTGCACCGATCCATAGAGGGTGTTGAAGCTGACACCCTCACCAAATGTCGTATCGACCTGGGTCCAGTCCGCGATGATGTCTCCATTAGCATCAATCTGCTGGACAAAGAAATCGTCGTTGTTGATGTTGAACACATTCAACGATAGGGTCTGAACTGGCACCGGGGCCGCGAAGGATTGATCCAGGAACGACAGGTTTCCCTGTTTGAATGGAAGGAAGAATCCGGTTCGGCTTGAACCAAATCCCCGACCATCCAGGAAGTAGAAGATGTTGAAGGCGTTCTCCGGATTGGGAGACACTTCTTCCACGACACCAGTATCCTGGTTCAGACGACCATTGTAGATATCGAAGGGGAGACGCTGACCATTGACCGTGGCGGAGAATCGATAAGCACCACTGGTCGGTGCCGCACTGTTGAAGACGTATTGATCCACCCGGTTTCCGTCCGAGGTCTCCGATACCAGAGGGAACCCATACTTGGTGCGGGTGATGAATGATGCATTCAGGATCAGAATGAACCGCTCGAACCAGTCTTCGTCCCGTGGGTCGTTCCAGATGATCGTTTTGTTCCGGAGGTTGACGCCGTTGGAATCGACGATGTTCTGATTGGTTCTGATTGTTTTGAGTTTCAGGAAACCGGTGGCAGATCGAACTCGATTGACCCGATATCCGATGTTCTGGGCAAGACGGATCAGACTATCGCGACGTTCAGCAGTTGCCAAGAAGTTCTCGCGACTGTTCAGATCAACTCGGAACGCGATGTTCTGAGACAACCACGCCAAGATTTCAACCTTGGCAACAAACTCGGAAGATGCTACCCAGTCGTTGAACTGCTCCCCGTAGTTGGAGCGAAGATACTGAAACATGGCCTGAATGAGGTTGTCAAAGTCATATGCCCGGAAATCGACGTTCTCCAGTGCTTCATAGATTCGGAACCAATCCTCGGCTACGAACAGGGTATTTTGCCGTGTCAGTGTGGACATCGTATCTCTCCAAATTGCCGATCAGGCAAGCGAACTGCTAAAGGTGACTGTGAACCAATCATCCATGTCGTATTTGACTGCCTGTAGCCGGATGGCCAAGGAAATCTCATGTGCGTCCAACGACACGTTCGTGACAATCTCCAGAAGTTTCACTCTGGGGTCTTGCCCGATGATCCGCTGTGCATCCTGAATGACCAGTGATTCGGTTCGAGGGTCACCGAGGTCGAACAAGAGGTCCCAGATGATGGAACCGAAGGTCGGACGAGCCACCCGTTCACCGATCCTGGTGTTGAAGTGGTTCAGAAGGTCCTGCTTCACCAACTCAAGATCAAACAGAGCAGTATCAATGCCCTGATTCGCTACGCTTGAAAAACCTCGATAAATGGGCTCAGACATGGACTACCTCTTCATACCGATATTTATGGTATGGTTTGTCCATTGAAAACGTAGATCGGAAAGCACAAATAGGAATAGCTCTACCCCCACATACCTCCAGCCAATGGAACACCCACATGCACGATACCCCAAGCTTCGTCAAAACCATGCATCCGCTGCTGACACGAGAGGCGGAACTGGTGCTGTTCGATCAGTGGCAGGCTGCTAGGACAGCGGGTGACCGTAGGACGGAAAACAAGCTCTTCCAACAGATCGCCATCCAATACAGCCCCATCGTGAAGAAGCTGGTGAAGAAGATGCGAGGCTACGGCCTGGATCAGTCCGAGATGATGAGCGAGGCACTACTGGCACTCACCAGGGCGGCTATCGATTTCGAACCCGACAAAGGTTTCCGTTTCGGCACCTATGCAAGCTCTTGCATCATCAATTCACTGTTCACGTTCGTGACGAAGAACTTCTTCATCGTCAATGTATGCTCGAACAGCACCAACAAACGGGTGTTTTTCAGTCTGCGTCGGATCATGATGGAGCAAATTCGGACCACTGGTCATGCAGAACTGTCTCACGATCTCGCCGTATCGATCTCAGAGAGTATGGGAGTCGATCTGGAGACGATCAAGATCATGGGTAGTCTCCTACGGGACCCGTATTCCAGTTTGAACCAACTGGTTGGTGATGAGTCCGATGACGAGGGTTCGACGACCAGACAGGACATGCTGCTTTCGACCGAGCCGTCCCAGGATGATCAAATTGCCGAACGGGAACTTATCGCATTGCAGCATAAACTGGTGCAAGAAGCATTGGGGTCGTTGGATCATCGATCCAGCACAATTGTGCAGGCTCAGGTCCTGACACCCGAGGGCGAGCGAATCACCCTGGAGGAGTTGGGCGAGCAGTTCAACATCTCGAAAGAGCGAGCCCGTCAGATTCGGGATGCTGGCCTCGAACGGATCAAATCGCACATCACCAAATCTCTTGATGCCAAGCGGTTCACGATCAAAGATGTGCTTCCGGTGGATTAAGCCCCCCGGAAGCCATACTGTTGCAGGATATCACGGCAGTAGGCATTACCACCGTTGTAGGTCCACGTGACACGGCTACCAGGCCGGTTATCAGCATGGATCGTATTGGTCCCCACACCCATTCCGGTGACACCATTTGCGGCCAGCCTATCGACAAACGCCCGCTTCTGTGCCACAGTCAGATCACCGATGTGGATATCCAACGCACGACCATACAGGTGCTGAGAGTTCTTGGCACCATCGGCGGCTGCGTTTGAAGTAGGTGAGCGATATCCACTGTTGAAGCCAAGCTGGGTGATACCGGCCTGGGATGCAGATGCTTCAACAATACCTTTGATCGCACCCACGTTGGTGAAGTCCGGAGACCGCGATCCCGGCACCCAGTTGATCGGGCCACCCGGAACGATTTCAGGTCCGGGGTTCTGACCAGCATTGGCCGAGCATGCGCCTTGGAAGTATGGCAGTCGAGCCCCGATTTTCTTCTGCAAAATGGCATAGACCTCAGCATAGGTCTTACTGGTTCCAAAGATCGGACGGTTGGCCCGTGCCGAAGCCGCAAAGTTCGGATTATCTGCCGGGATACCATTGGGGTTAGATTGTAGTTGCTTCAAGAAACCAATTGCTCCAGCCGAATCATTTCCAGCACCCAGGAAGTGAGCCAGATACATATCGGTGGCATCGATGTTGGTGATACCACGAGAGACCATGAGGTTGTAGTTGTCCGTAGCGAACTGGGCACCAGCATTGGCATTTCGAACTGGGTCATAGACGTTCGATCCCGGCCCACGATCCGTGCTGAGTCCATACTGAGCACCGGTTGCCTTGATGAACTGGAATAGACCAGCAGCAGAAGAGGTTCCAGCCTTGGCGGTCGGGTTGAACCCGGATTCCTGGGCACAGATCGTCAACAAATACCCATCCGGCAACTGTGGCCCCAGTGTGTTCTGTGCATTACAGATGGCATTGAACACAACCACATCGATGTTAAACCCGGCCACACTGACCGTCTGTCCACTCGGGGAATACGTAAGGTTCCCACCAACAATACCATCACTGTCCGGGATGTTACCGAATTCGGCGACTTCCGTTCGGCGGCGATCCAGAACCGAACAATCCACGGCACCACCGACGTGGGCGAACTTATACATTGCGTTCTGAACCACATCGAAATTGCCCTGCTGGAGGCCAGTAATGATGCTCAGACCCTCAGGAGTGCCGAGGATGTTCTCGATCCCAACGTTATGAGCGAAGCTGATCAGTGCATCGAACTGGCCCTGTGTGACCTCCACATCCGGCAAGATACTCTTGACCCAGGTTTCTACCTGAGCAATTTCACTCTTCAAATAGTTCTCAGCTTCTTCAAGGGCAATCTCGATGTTGTTCTCGAAGTTGCTGCTGAACGATTTGATCTTGCCGAGTAGTTCGGTGCCCATTTCCAGGCCACCGATTATATCGCCGACTTGTAGACGCTTACCAAATCCGACCACGTATTCCTGCTGTAGCGGGTCCAGTCGGGGGGTTCGCATGAACGATGATCGTGATTTGATGTAGTTTACGACGTCAGTCGATGCGGTCATCAAATCAGGAACATGCGTAGTCAGGGGGTTTGCCAGTCGAAGGGATCGATACGTCGGGGCTTCACCCAGAGCGGGGGATGAGAACGACGATCCACCACCAAAGATCGGTAGTGCCCCCAGGAATGAAGAGAAACCACCAATGACGGAGTTTGCAATCGATGATCCGGGGAAACCAGCACCAGTTCGAATGTTCGATGTGATGTCGGATCGGTTACAGGTGTTGTTGGCAGATACCGGAATGGGGGCACCCTGGATGGGTTGGGGGGTAACACGGCCATTGGTGCCAGCCGTGCTTCCATATCCACATCGATTGTTCCACGGCTGGTGCTGAGGAACCACCGGAGCAACGCTATCCTGGAATTCTGGTGACCCGTTTCCATAGATTTGATCTGTGGTCGGAGCCCCAGCCGTCTTTTTGAACGGCGGCATGATGGGAACAGCGGCAACGGCAGCATAGCCATAATCATTCGATGTCAGGGTTGGCACGGTTGTTACGCCACCGGGTGGGTTGAGGTTGATGGTAGAACCACCCACGTTCACATCACCAGTCGCAGCCAGATTGACCGCACCGGCACCGGTGATATCTGCATCCCCACCCGCACCGATCAATAGACTTCCACCAGAACTCAAACTGGTCGTATCGGCAGAAGCCATTCGAAGTTCACCACGGGAGTCCAGTTCGATGTCGCCGCCAGCCTGGGTTCGAATGCTGGAATTGGATGTTGTGATGATGGCCCCATTGACCGTTTTCAATTCCCGGCCACCAACCCGAAGGTCCAGATCATTGGTCCAGGTAACCCTGGCATTCCCACCAGTTTGGAAATCGTAATCTCCCTCGACACCGATGATCATATCCCCCTTGTAGGCGGTTTGTGTGAAACCATCGACGGCCATCGAGTAGTCCCCACCAACCCGTTGGTTGATCGATCCTTTTACATCCAGGTTATAGTTGCCATCAACTGTGAGGTTGTAGTCCCCCTGGGAGTGCAGGTGAATACCACCACTGGCATAGATCGCAATGTTGCCAGAGTCGGCGACTTCGATCCATGCATTACCGGTCTGAGTGGCGATGTAGATGAACGGGGTTGAACAAGCATCGTTCATGGTGATCTGAGCACCTGATGAGGTTCGCAAGCGGATCGCTTGGTGATCGGGGTGATCATCCATAACGAAGTTATGCCCAGTCGAGTTCACATGATAGACGTCGGCAATACGATCCTCGAATGCTCGACCATCGGTATCTCGGTTACGGCGTTCGCTATCGTAGGACCATCCTGCGGATTTCAAACCCGTGAGATAGGATGGAGATTCACGCTTTGAACTTGCTAGACCGGCACCCCGTGCCATATCCCCAACCAGGCCAGCACGAGTGATGTTCCGCATCAAGTCGGTGGCGGTAGTTTGGTCAGCAGCCAATGGGTCGTCAGCAGTCCCAGAACGGTCCATAGCGGGCAAGCTGCCATACGGGGGGACTTCCCCCTGCAAGCTGGTCGCATTGCGGGTGCTGGCCATCTCTGCGGTGATACCAGGGGTCCCTGGGACCATACTGGTGCGGTTCTTCTTCGGAACCATCCCGATCCAATATCCGGAGTTGGCATCACCAGCAGCAAACATAACGGCCACGAAGTCCCCAACCCGTGGCTGGAAGAACATGCCATATGAGTTGACATCACCCTGAACAGAGTTCCGTCCATCTGGAGCCGCAGCATTTCGGAAGTCATCAGCACCAAAGAATGGGGTCACCGGTGATACCAATAGCCACCCCAGTCGTAGCCGCTGGTCAAACGTCAGCCCGCTTGATGCAGACTGATCAGGGGTAGTGCCCCCGTAAATGGGGTTACTGTTCTCATCGAACCGCTTGACGCTGACTTCGGGGATGTAAACCCATACTCGACCCATACGCTGTTCATCCTGGTCATCCATGACCTGACCAACGTAGAATCCAGGAAGTTGATCCTGAGGGTTAACCTTCGGGCGACCACCGGCCCATGTGTCACGAGATAGACGGCCAATGCCATCGGAAATACTTGGAGATTTACGCATCATGCATACCTACTGAAAACTGCATTGGCATTGGCAACCCTACCTCCGTTGTTGGCATGGGCAGCAGCAGGGCGCTCATAATACCGGCTGACCGCCAATGCCGCCTCTGCCACTGTCGTTGCTTGTCGCAAAGCATTCCCTGCCTGAGATTCTGAACCATTCAACTCATGCACCACAAATCTAACCTGTGCGTCGATACTACCCGGGTCAAGACCTTGACCGCTGGCAAAGCTGCGAAGTGCAGCCCACCGCTCATTATGCCACTGAGCAATACCGAACGACGTGCCGCCATCACCGACTGCGCCGGTGTTCAGGTTAGGCCCACTCTCTTGCATGAAGTTTCCTACCAGGCCAGCGGCCTGTTCCGGAGTAAATCCGTTGGCGGTGAAATAGTCGAATGCGATCTTGAGGTGCGCCTCATTCGGCCCACCAGTCAGATTGACGGTCGGCTGTGGCGTTGGAGCAGGATAGTTCGATCCCGTGCCATTACCAAGGTTGTCTGAACCGGCTCCACCAACCAGGTTGGTATTGCCGCCACCACCCGGTGGGAACGTTGATGCCCCACCGTAAGAGGCAGTTCGCTCGAACATCTCTTCGGCGTAGTTCAGGTGGTTCAGTTTGATACCCTCGATACTCTGGGTAAACCGACCGTTTTCAAACATAGAGGTCACATCGAGGACCTGATAGAACCCTCCGATGATATTGGGGTGACTGCTACCGTATGGTCGGCTGGGGTTCATCAGATCGTCCTGATCCGGTGGGAACATCCGGAGATAGATGATTTGTCCACCACGAGGCCGAACCTGAATGGTGTTACTGGGGTTCAGTTCAGAAACCCCAGCAGCATCATTGATCCTTTGTAGAAGATCGATATCAAGATTCGCATATGGGCTCAACAGCCACACGGGATCACCCCTTACCTTCATCCCATTCAGCCGCAACAGGTCCAGGCTGAGGTAGTCACTCATGTAGAGTTCATAATCGTTCCGTCGGGCTTCATCTGGTGATGTGACATCCCCATACAACAGGGTGTCGGGGTTCTCGTTGAAGCCGCCACCAAGTCGATCAGCACCACGACGGGAATTGGCATTGGATGAACCACTGACATCATAGGCATAGTCACCAAACAGTCGGTTGATAGTAGTCTCTACCCCAAGGAAGCTCTGGTTTGGATCGAGTATCCGTAGCAAATCAACTGCCCCGGTAGCCCGATCAACGACATCAGATGCCGAATCTGAGATGGCCGCACCGATGCTACTGGTATCAAGGCGACCGGTGTTCAAGGAGTTATAGTAGAACGCCTTGAGCTTAATGTCGAAGTCGATAACCTCGGTGTTTTCTTCCGTGTAGATGTAGTTGTAGATGCGACGAAGCATCCCCATCCGGATGATCTCTCGGATACGAAGAAGTTGGTTAGATGGATCAACATACGTGGCGATGTTCTGTCGGTTCACCGGGCCATGTTTGAACGTCAGGTAAGGCTCGATCACATACTGGTGAGTGATCTCAACATAATCGTTGAGGGATGCATCTTTGGTAACTGCACCATTGGGGTTACCATAGATCGTGTTGAACCGAACGCAGAATGCCACCCTGGGAATCAGGAATGCGTCATTGTTGGAGTCGGCATTGAACAACTCCTGTCCCACCAGGGTATTGGCAATCGATCCACGAAGCATCGTCATGATGTCCACGTCTCGACCAGACGAGATGATGTGGTTGGGATCGGTATCGTCGTATATCAACTGGTTGGTCTTGAGGAACACGTTGACGTCGAATGGGGACTCCAGCAACATGGTCGGAGCATAGAACTCATAATGCCGAACAAGCTGACCTTGGGTTCGCTCCGTTTTGGCCGCATTCAAAGCTGTGCTCAACGACAACAGGAATTCACGGAACGTGGTTCCGGAGGCAAGCGATCCGGCGTCCAACACGAAGTCTTCGGGACGATATGCATGGTGTCCAGCCGGAACCAGATCAACCTCATACAGGGTGCCACTGGACGTGACTTCGGCTTCGATCTGGCTGATCGCCATGATCGAACTGATCGTCTTGATCCCACGACCATTACTGACGTCGATCTGCTCAGTCCACTGACCGGAATCCTGGTCATAACCGGAGAAAGAGACATCGACCCGATATAGGATGCGACCCGGGTTGATATCGGTGTATCCTAGCTGGATCGCAGTATCACGGATATCCTCGTGTAGTCGGAACCCGTGGGGTTCGGCGATCCGCATCTTCATCGACAGCATGGTGCTGATCAACGGGTTGTTTTCGGATGGCTCAGTGAGGTTTTTGACCGTCAGGCTGGCAATATTGTAGTAGTTCCGTTGTGTCTTGGTTCCAGACACCAATGGATTATTGGTGAGAGCTTCACCTGTGCTGGCCAGAGTTACCGAGCCGTCGGCCCGGTTTTGGGATTTCATCGTGTTGATGTCAACCTGTGTGGACTGAGCATTGAACCCACCACGCTGATATGCCAGAGCCGCATCCTGTGTGATCATGGTCAAAGAGATATGATATTGCACATCCATGTAGCAGTTCAATGGATTGTCATGAACGACCTCGGCTCCAGGACCGATCACGATGTCCAGGCCATTAACCGTAATCGGGGTGGTTTGACTTGCCAGGGAATTCAGTTCGGCCAGACGAGTGGCATTGATCAGGAAGCTTTGGAACTTACCGTTGATTTCAGCCAACAGGTATGGGTCATCGGGATCGGTCACACCGCGATCCTCACGTTCCCGACGATATGCTGCAATCTCTTCACGAAGGAGGATCAGTGAATCGATTAGGGCCTGTCGCTCTCTAGCTTCTGCCTCTGACAGACCGCGTGGGTCGGACTGTCCGATAATGACATCTCGGGGGGTTGATCCACGGATAGCCTCTGCGGCAGCAACAATGTCTTCATACGTGTTGGCCCGGTCGATGGACTCCAGGAAATCATAGGAGAAGCCCCGACGGATCATGTCGGCATAGGCTGACATAGAGAAGCTGGCACCAAGAGAGTTGACGTTATAGGGTCCGCTCAGATACCCGAACGGATTAGGACCAACGCTGAACGTATTGACGCCACCACAACTCATAGGATACTCCGGATGTAGTGTGGGGCCGGGATGTAAAAGGGCACTCCCATTTTGAGATCGTATACCGGGTCCTGCCATCCATTACGAACCCCAAACACCCACCAGAGGTCAGGATCGGAATAGATGTCGTTGGCCAATCGATCTGGTCTGGACACGTAGATTTGATTGTCCATGGTTACCAGAACATCATCCTGTTGTTCGGCGATCTGCCGATGCACGTAGTAGCCCATGAAGGCACCGGTAACCGGGGTTACTCGGTATGGAGATGCTGCTGCATATGACGGGGTATAATTCTGAACCGGCATGTTAGAATGCTCCCGAGGTGCTGAATGAAGTGTTGGTCCCCGGCGTCCCCGAGTTGATCTGATGGAATGTGCCATTACCACGAGACAGCATGGCACCGGACCAGTAATCATCGAGGGAGAAGTTCGTCCAGTAGGCCGGGGCATGCTGAACAATCAGACTGATCGAACTGACCGTGAACTTGACAGGAAGCCAGGTATACTTACCAGATGCACTTCTATTGGTTTGAAGAGTGCCCGTGGCGAACTCCTCCGTGCCGGGTTCCGGAACACCAACGTAATCGATGTCATTGGGGAATGACCAGTCAGCCTTCTCCATCAGGCAGGGAACACGGTTGAACGCATAGTTTCCATAGGCGGAAAACCACATCGGGCTTGGGGGACGACCGGATTTGAATCGACCGAAGTCCATGAAGCTGTAGCTGCGGAAGAAATGGAGGACCGACAACATATAGACGGCGTTTGAAAACGTGTCCGCTGTCCACACGGCATCCGAGATGGTGATTCGAACGTTATCGGTGCTTTTGTATGCATTGAACGATTCGTTCGTATGTGTCAGTTCGATGGCATCGTATTTGACGTTGATCCCCTCGGAGATCGAGGGATTGTAGGGGAAAATCACACCACCGGTTTGGATAACCGGGGACAGTGGATGGGCTGCTGCAAGGGCCCCACTGGCAACTGGAAATTGGAACGGAGTTAGCATCGCGTAAACGTGTTCGAACGCATATGACAGAGATGAACTCGCAAATCCGTCATCCTGTTCGGATTCCAGTTCAATATCCGACAACAGCGATCCCGTGGTCAGGGCGGTGGTATAGGTGGACGTATCTGTCATGTGTATGGTCTCCTCGAATATTTACCGTGGGCCAAGCTTGATTTTTGTGTATTACAGACTAGAGAATCCATCGACTCTCATAGATGTAGATCACCGGGGTCTAAAAACAACAAAAGAGTGGGAACAGACACTACATGACGACGATTAAGCCCCCCAAGGACTACCTGCACAACTCCAACCTTCTCAGAGAGATTTTACTGAGTCAGAAAGAACAAGAGCGGTTTCCGGAAGAAGAGCGGGATGATCGGGCAGTAGAGTGCCTGACCCCCACCCTGGTTCGGATGATCATGGAGCTTGTATCCCGTTACGCGACCAGTTACAGATGGCGGGGTTACACATGGATCGAGGACATGGAATCGGAAGCGGTTCTGAGTTTGTGCCGGGTGGCATTGAAGTTCAATCTGGAGAAAGCCGGAGAATATCCCAACCCGTTCGGTTACTATACCCAGATCGTCAAGCGGGTGTTTTTGACCTACATCGAGCGTGAGAAGAAGCAGGGTAAGATACGAGATGATATCATCGAGATGTCAGACACCGATCTCCTCCCATCATTTGCTCGACAGAACGAGGGGGAAGATAGCCAACTGGATGGCACACAGGCTGTCGTAGCCGATCCCAAACTCCGCCGTCGATCAACCATGAAGAAGATCAAGGTTACCAAAGAGGACGATACCTCGAACATGACCGCAGCCGAACAGAAAGCCTGGATGGACAAGAAGATCGGTGAGTTCCGGGAAAAGCAGGAAGCGGATGCCCGAATAGCAGCCATGACGCAAGACATCATTGATAACCGAAAAGACAGTTGACAAGCATCTGGTGATAGACTAGACCATCCTCAAAAGGAGGACCTGTCATGAGCCCTGTTTTCTCAGAAGTCCACGCAGACATCAAGCTACTCGCCACATCCGTATTCATCTCCGGGATGGCATATGGATCAGGTGCCATCAGTTGGCTGAACGACTGGTTTCTGGCATCCACGACCCTACCACGGGAAATCGACAACGTGTGGATCATCGGGTTCATCGTGGCCCTGTTCATGATGATCATCCGCAGAACCACCAGCCCCCGCAAAGATCAATCCTATGAGATGCCGGAAATGGTGGTCGATGGCATTCTGGCATTCTCGTGGCCCGGAACCCTCATGGTGATGTTTGTCGCGATGTTCGGCCAAGCCCCACTCCGTCACTTCGAAGCGAACTGATATGCCGTTGTTCAAGACTGCTGCCGTATTCGGCGATATCCATTTTGGTGATCGTTCCGATAGTCCGGTCCACAACCAGGACTGTATGAATTACATCGATTGGTTCTGTGAGCAGGCAGCAGCCGCCGAAGCCGACCGCATCCTGTTCCTGGGTGATTGGTTCGACAACCAATCGCGTCTCCGCCTGGATACCCACTACTACGGAACAACCGCCTTGAAGCGGCTGCTTGAGGTCGCACCGGTCGAGATGCTGGTGGGTAACCATGACATGTTCTTCAAGCACTCCCGTGACATTCACTCCATATGTGCCTATGAGATGTGGCCGAACGTCCGGGTCCACAACCGATGCACCATCCTGGATGGGGTTGGATTGGTTCCATTCCTGGTTGGGACCGAGTATCTGGAAGTCATCCAGATGGAAGCCAAATATCTGTTCGGACATTTCGAGCTTCCTCGGTTCTTGACAAACGCAACCATCGAATTCCGCGACACCGGACAGTTCAACTCCGATCAACTGATGGCACCCGAGATGGTGTTCTCCGGCCACTTCCACAAACGCCAGGTCAAGACCAACCGGACTGGGGTGCCAGTCTGGTATATCGGCAACCCGTTCGGCCATGACTTCAATGATGTTGGTGACACTGAGCGTGGGATGATGGTGCTTCGGTGGGGTGAGCAACCGCAGTTCATCGACTGGCAGCAAGGCCCGCTCTATCAACGCTTCATCGCCAGCGATGTGGTGTCTATGCTGGAGAGCAAGACTCTGCAAGAGAATACCCGGCCAACCAGCATCCTGGAAATCAAGGACGATGTTGGTCTGGAACTGGAAGATGTGAACCTGATTCGTCAAGAACTATCTCTGTTGGTTCGTGAAACCCGACTGATTCCCCGCAGCAATACCGCTGGTATTGAGGATAGCGACGTGGTATCCGATCTCAACGGACAGAGCTTGGAAGATATCGTGGTTGGACAACTCGAAAAGATCGATCCGCATGGTTCTGACATCGATCCCAAGGTCCTTGTCGGCTTGTTCAAGGGTGATCGCTGATGTATGATCGTATCCAATTCAATACCGTGACCATTCAGAACTTTCTGTCGTTCGGGCCCAACCCAACGGTGATCGATCTGCGTGGGGATCACATCACGGTGGTTCTCGGACTGAACCACGACACCGGTGGGGATGAGTCCCGCAACGGCGTGGGAAAATCGGCACTGATCGATGCCATCAGCTATTGCATCTTCGGTCAGTCTGTCCGTGGTATCAGCAACCAGGCACTGGTCAACAAGATGGCCCGCAAGGGTCAGGGTATGCTGGTCACGCTGGAACTGGACACCCCATCGGGGTCATTCCGAATCGAGCGGGGTGAGGCTCCCTCGAAGCTGCGGCTGTTCCACAAAGAGATCGAGAACACCGATAGCTTCCTGGCCCGTGATGGCACCAAATTCATCTACGAGGTCACCAAGAGCAAAGCAGAGACCCTGGACGTCATCAAGGACATCCTGGGCTTCGACATCACCCTGTTCAGCTTTCTGGTCGCCAACTCATCCGAATCAGATGCGTTCATGAAACTCCCCGAGGGGCAGAAGCGAGAGGTCGCTGAACGTCTCATGGGGCTCAACCTTCTGACGCAGCGGGCAGAAGCTCTCAAAGAGGATCGCAAGGACAAGAAGCGTGATCTGGTGGCACAGGAGTCGGCTGTTGAAGCCACCCGACAGGCCAACCGTCGGATCGAGCAGCAAATCCAGGACCTACAGGACAAAGAGCGTCGGTGGGATGAAGATCGTTCCCGGCAAATGGATACGATCCTGAGCTACATCAACAAGATGTCGGCGGTTGATATCCAAGAACAGATCGAACTGCTTGAGATGCTGACCGAGTTGGATGGCGAAACCAAGCGGGTGGCCGCAAGCCGCCGAGAAGCCAACATGAAGCTGACCGAGGCTCGTCGAAATCTGTCAGACCTGGATAGAGAGATCACCGAAGCGGCAAATCGTATGCATCAGATCGGGGCTGAAAAGCGCAAGATCGAAGCATGCATCTGTCCTACGTGTAACCAGCACTGGGTGGCAGACCCATCGGTGTTGGAGAAGATCAATGCCGAGATCGACGATCTCAGCGATCTGTCCGAAGAGTCGGTTGGAATTCTAGATAAGGCCCGTGAAGACGTTGCGGCTGCGGATGACGTGGTGAAGCAGATCGACCTGGAAGATGCCGGTATCAAAGAGATGCTGCAAGAGGCCAAGGGGTTCACGCCGGTATTCCGGGACGTGGCCGAAGCCAGTGCCGTTGGTGCCAAACTGGAATCCCAGCGTGAGTTACTGGCACAGCTTGAAGCCGCAGCAAACCCCCACTCGGATACCGTCAAGGGTCTCAACACCCATGCCATCAAACAGGTAGACGACACCGAGGTCCAGGACCTACGTCGGTTGATTCGGCACTACGATTACCTGATCGAACTACTGCAATCCAAAGACAGCTTCCTGCGTAAGGTGGTCATCGATCAGTGGCTACCCAGACTGAATGGCCGTATCGCCCACTATCTGGAAACCCTGGAACTACCTTACACGGTGAGGTTGGAAAACGACCTATCCATGACGATTTCAGACTTCGGTCAGGAATTCGTCTGGGGTAACCTCAGCAAGGGACAGCGGCAACGGGTGACCATCGCGTTGAACCTGGCGTTCCAGGACCTGTTTGAGGCAACCAACCACCCGCTCAGTCTGTTGATGATCGACGAACTGATTGACTCCGGTATCTGCAATCGTGGGGCCAATCAGACCCTGTTGGCTCTTCGGGAGTCGGCAGCACAGAAAAACAAGCGGATATTCTTGATCACCCACCGTATGGACATCGCCGACCAGATCGATGATGTTATGCTGGTGGAGATGAAAAACCGAATCAGTAGTATCGCACAAATCGGAGATGATGATGAGTCTTAGAATCCAGTTTCTGGGATATGCAGTAGTCGCTGTGGGGTTCACCGCATTTGGCTATGTGGGTGGACAGTATGATCTTCGGAATGGTCCAGACCACCTGGTAGACCCGGACCAGTATGAGGTCATGATCGGTCCCGAGGATACGCCGGAATGCCAAATCACGGCAACCCTGTCGGTATGGGCTGATATGAACCGGATGGGAACCTGGAAGTGGCCAGTAGCGTGTGTGGCCGCGTTGGAAGAGCTTGGAGAGGATGACCTATGACCGATATCACCCACACGATCACCGTCAAAACCCAGACCGTATATTCGATTCGCAACCAGCATGAGTGGGCCGATATCTCCATCAGCCATGGCAGTAAATCCAATGGTATGCATCCATGCAACTGGGTCCACGTGACCATTGCATCCTCGTTCCGTGCGATGTCGTATTTCTGGAACAACATCGGCTCCCAACACTGGGCGGATTTCCTACACGATCCTCGTGAGAAGTCCTACATGATGGAGAAGCTGATAGGAAGTCGTGAGAGTATGCAGGACTGGGATGGCCCTGGCTCCATGGAGGCGGCTCGCAGCTATCTCCTGGAGCAGCGGAAGCAAACCAACATCACCCGGTGTGAAGCCCGTGATGCATGGGATGATCTATCCTGGGTCGATACCGAGTTGGGCCCCGATATGTTTGTAGATCAGCTTGGTCGGGTTGAGTTCTTTCGTGATGAACCGTGGTGTTGGCTTCGCTACAAAGAGAAGCCGTGGATCGATAACTTCTGGAAAACATTGTGGGTTCCGTTCACAACATCTCTGGTTTCAGACCTCCGACTGCGGAATGCCGCCTGATCTAGCTGCTTGACATATCAGGATAAACCTGGTATAAGAGGACATCCACAGCAGGAGTCCTCTCATGGCGCATCGTGATTTCTCCCTCGGTCACCCCCGGTGGCAGACCAAACCCACCTGCAAGATCATCAATGAACGTCAGCACCCCACATCGGGCTGGGTCAGTATCGTCGAGTCGATGATCCCGCAAACCCGCAGGGGTTTCTTCGTATGCGTTCGTGAACATCGCCGTTCCCGGGTATTGACGATCATCCAGCCCAAGGTCTGGAAGTGGTCGAATGGGATGGACGACATCGACAAGGCGTTCTTTGCTGAATGGGAAGACGGCTGGGGGTTTGATGATGACTTCGCAGCGGCACAAGCCTATCAGCTTCATGTGCTGAATACCGATGATCACCCGGGCACCCCACAGGTCATCGCGGTCAGAAGTCGTGCAGTGGATTCTCAGCGATCCAAAGTCTACGCATGGGAAAAGCCCTTCTACCGGTCGGGCTCGCAGCGGATGACCAAGGCCGAGATGACGGCGTTCATCCAACAGATCGAGGCGGATTTCCATGGGGTATCGCAGTTCAAGAAACTGCGGGTTCGGCTATCCTTCAACCGGCGTGGTGGAAGCTTCCAACGTGGTCTGACCGAGGTCAACATCGCTCCCTCTCAGATGAACCGTGATGTTGCCGTCCATGAGATGGCGCATTGGGTGGTATCGAACATGTTCCCGAAGGAAGAGCACTCCGGGCATGGGTCGATGTTCGTTGGGATTTTCATGCTGATGCTGGAACACTACCAGGGATGCTGCTTGACTGACATGATCAATGCTGCTATCAAACAGAAGATCAAGTTCGAGTTTCCGGAAGGTGGTTTGAAGAAATACCTTCACCCGGCAGTGGAAGAAAGGATGGCAGCATGACTTCAATCGATGGTGGTCCAAAACCGACCAAGCTTTATCCAACCACTCCACAGCGCAGCAAGAAGGTATGCGCTAACTGCGTATTCTTCGCCCGATACGATTGGACGATAATCCGGGACACGCTCGATAAGCACGGACACTCCGGAGAGACCAAAGACCAGTATTGGAAATCCTTTTCCGGACCGGATGGTCGATGTTTGAAGCGGAACCTCCGGACTCCCGATACAGACTGGTGTAAAGAATGGTCAGAGCGAGAGCCTCTTACCTATTCGACATGGCCCACATCTATGAGCGAGGCCAGCGAATCCGGACTGTTCAACCCGCCCAAGCTGTATGACGGGCCCAAGAAACCCAAGGAGACCAAGTGATGTTGGTTGGTCAGGAATACGATGAGGATCAGTTCCAGCGTGATGTGCGGCTGATCTTGAATGAGCGTGGATATTGGAAGCAGTGGGGTTTCTTCATGATCCGGGCCTATGATGATGACGTGATCTCATTGACCGACCATGTGGGTATGATTACCATGGTGGATGTCAGGGATCGTGCCAACCCCAGCACCACTGATCAGGTGCAGTTTGCGATTGTCGCTGATGCCACTCCTTTGATCAAAGATCACGTCCTCCGGCTCGCCGTGAAAATTTCTGACGAGATGCACGAACCCGCATAACCTATCCACTTCCATTCGACCGGTTTCTAAATACCGGTATGAAAGTCATGGGTATCGATCCTGGCCTCTCCGGGGGCATTGCATTCTACGATGGAACCACTCTTGAAGTGGTCGCCACTCCTGTTCTGGTGGAAGAGTTCATCAAGAACGGAAAGAAGTCTACCCGCAACCTGATGAACCTACCGGTGGTTCGAGACCTGATCCTTCATCACAAACCAGATCGGGCTGTGCTGGAGAAAGTCGCTGCTCGATCCGGCCAGGGTGTCACCAGCATGTTCCGATTCGGGATGAACTTCGGTGAACACCGGGGGATCATGTCGGCTCTGGCAATTCCATTTATCGAGGTCACTCCCCAAACCTGGAAGAAAGACTACCGGTTGAACTCCGATAAGGATGACAGCCTTGATCTGGCCCGAGAAGTCTTTCCGGATCACGCCAAAACCAGTTTTCGATTGAAGAAGCACGATGGCCTTGCCGAAGCGGCCCTGATCGCAAAATTCGGCTTTGACAACCCTAAAACATTCGAGTAGGATGATTCCCATCAACAGGGAGTCGATGATGCTTTTCGCATATCAACAGAAGACCTACCAAATTCCCACGGAAATCGTGCAGAATGCGCTGATGCAGCAAGAGTTCAACGGCGCTGATCGAGAGTTCGCGGAACAGCGAATGAAGCAGTTTGCGGAGATCGCCGAAGACTGCATGACCGAGCGTGAGTTCGAAGTCAGGACAATGGAAGCCCTCACCATCGGTGACATGGGGAAGCTGTATTCTGGTCTCATCTGTAGTGCGTTCGAGTTCATCCGGGCCAACCATGATATCAGCAAGTGGGTGACTGACATTACCCCCAGCACAATGATCCATCACCTTCATGGGGTGGCAGGACAGGGGTTTGATGTCGATCAGGGGAAAATAGTCCGGTGCGAAGACTGCCGCATCGAAAGTATGGAATACATGGAGGATGTGCGCCGTGCCAAGGAAATCAACAGACGGGAGACGGCTCCCATCGGAGATGACCTGGCATTCATGCTTCGCTTTGCCCTTCGTGAAGGTGGCGTGGACATCAATTCGCTGGGAGATGACAACCAGCCAGAGTTCCGACTGTTCATGAAGAACGATGCTGGTGAGCCGGTCGAAATGAGCATGGATGAGATCGCTACGATCATCTCCAAAGAGCAAAGAACTTTGCCAAAACCGACGCATTCTGTGACGCGCCGGTTGAACTAACCCACCCGAATCACCATATTCTTCTTGATGCGTGTCAAGGAGAATATGGATGGAACTCACCAAAAGACCCAAACTATTGGTTATCGGCTACGCTCGCCACGGTAAAGACACTGTGGGCGAGCTTCTCCGTGACAAATATGGATTCAATTTCGTATCGTCGTCTGAGTTTGTCGGACGCGAGGTCATGTGGGACAACTGGGGCGTGGCCAAATATGCCGATTTCGATGAGATGTTCACCGACCGGGTGAACCACCGGGTTCTGTGGATGGAGATGATCTCCGCCTATAACACCCCTGACAAGACCAAGACTGCTGCCACCATGTTCAGCCGGGGCTATGACCTGTATGTTGGAATGCGGCGTCTCGATGAGCTTCGGGCCTGCCAGGATCAAGGCGTCGTGGACTACGTGGTGTGGGTGGATGCATCAAAACGGATGCCACCCGAAACCGGCTCCATGGACATCACCCTGGAAAACAGCAACGCAGATTTCGTCATCGACAACAACGGGGCGGTCGAAGACCTCCCGGCAGCGGTGGATCGGTTCATAGCCGAGGTGATGGATGCCATGGCGGTTCGGAATGCTCCGAAGATGACCAAGGCAGAAGAAAAAGAACTCCTACGGCAGGTGATGGCATGAACGACTGGATCAAACGTAACGAACTGGGAACCGAATGGGAACCCGTCTACACCAAGGTGCTCGACCACGGCCATATCGGTCTGATCGACTTCATGGGCGATGACAGTGCCATCGTCAATGCTGCCCGGGTCAGCTACGGCAAGGGCACCAAGGCGGTCCAATCCGATGAGGGGCTGATCCGCTACCTGATGCGGCACTGGCACACCACTCCGTTCGAGATGTGTGATTTCAAATTCCACGTCAAGGCTCCGATCTTCGTGTTCCGCCAATGGCACCGACACCGCACCGCAAGCATCAACGAATACTCCGGTCGCTACTCGCTACTGGACAACGAGATGTATGTTCCGGACTACTCCCACACGTCCCCACAGGCACGAGACAACAAGCAGGGTCGGCAAGACAACCTGTTGGAGCCGGAAGACTACAACGCCGTTCGCACCGCTCTGGAGCACGTCAACGAGACCTCTTACCAGACCTATCTGTATCTGTGTGGACCAACCGAAGAGGGTGGTCAGCCAGCAGCCCCGGATGCCCTCCAGGAGCGGCATAAGGTCGTCGAGCAGGCTGCGTTGAATGCGATCATCAAGCTTCGTCAGCAGCAAGCGTATGCACCTGAGGAAGAGCAGATCGTGATCGACGAGGACTTCGTTGAATCGGTTCTTCGCGATTGGTTCATCCAGGCCAACTGCCATGTGATCACCAAGGAATATCCGGGGATCGCTCGGGAACTGGCCCGCATGGTGCTGCCGGTGTCCACCTACAGCCAGATGTATTGGAAGGCCAACCTCCACAACATCATGCACTTCATGCGACTGCGGGCCGATCCCCATGCCCAGTATGAAATCCGCGTCTATGCGGAAGCCATGATGGAGATGATCCGACCAATCGTTCCAATGGCGATCAAGGCTTTCGAGGATTACCAGCTTCGTGCATCCCATCTGTCTAGGATGGAAACCGAACTGGTCAGGGCCGCTCGTGCAGGAACTATTGACATCACCAAGAATGATGCGGTAGAAGAGTTTCTGAAAGGGGCGGGTTGTTCGTCCCGTGAGATCGCCGAGTTCATCAAGAGGTTCTAATGGATATCGTTCGGGTCGATGGTATTGACCTGTTAGCCCTGACCTACGAAGAAGAACAGAACCTGGCTCGTGCAGTCATGGATTGCATAGCCATGCGTGAGGTCCGGGGGGAATTTCAAGTCCTCCTGGACCGCGTGTATGAATGGAAAGGCAAAACCGGCTACTGGCCACGGGTCGATGATATCATCATGATACTCGACTACATGAAGCAGTATGGAATACCCGAACCGGTGTTCCACGATGACGGCAAGAACATCAAAGACGATTTGGATCGAAACCTACACCCGACCGCAGAGGATCGCAAGCAGGAAAGCTGCCGCATGGTCATCCAGGCATGGAGAGAGGTGTGGGAACGACACGATGCCCACAAGGCCGTGGCTGACGTTTACCTGACGTTTCCAGGCGATATGGAGCGGGAACACAAAGATGAGTTCGAAGAGTTTCTGGCAGAGCAGATAGAGATCGAACGTGAGTTTTGGCTGGAGGTAGATCGCCTCGTGGTCAGCATGAACTGCTCCAGGACGGATGCCATCAGGATGGCCTCGGACTACATGATGAGAGGGGATGTAGGGTGAGCCTCCCCTGAACTCCAATTGACACAGACACAACACAAACGGAAGGTGGGTCCAGGAGAGGCTCGTTGCAGAGGGTTACCAGCCGCTCTACAAGGAAGAATTTAGGATCGATGACCTTGGAAGTCAATACCAGAGATCGATTTATTTGAAGGGTGCATCGAGATGTTAGTCCCGTCCCGACCGATGATTTCAAGTTGGTCCGGTATGGGTTGATCCATCAATGCCGGTTTATGGATGACTCGAAGAGACCTGAACGCGGGGGACGACGGGGCTGTATAAACTCCCATCGATTTGAAATAGTCAATCATGTCGGTGATCGATTGGGGGTTAACCCGGGCTTGTGTCATCTTTGAAATGACGTCCTCGAAATTACCAGGCCAGATCGAATTGACCATATGGGAGAAATTGAAATCGATATGTTTGATCCAACGATCCATCCCCCATTGCCATTTCTGGCTGGTCACCACGGGATCATATCGAGGACGATAATAACGACCAGGGGTGCTCTTCGATTCGATCAACGATCTGACATCTGAGGGCAACGGCATCTTCGTGGACTGGACAGCATTCACCAAATCCATGAACTCTTGACTGGTGATCGATTTCTTCTGAACAGCAGTCTTGTGGAACAGGTCGAATGCCATCTTAGCGAAGACAGGTGAGGTGAAATGAGCGATAGCATGCATCAGGAGGGTAATGAATTGAACGATCTCACGCTTGGTGAAAAAGACTGTATGCCCGATGAACATGTAAGATTGGCTCCGTCGTGTGGTATCAGTGTCACCAAGCCATCTAGGTGCTTCGATCATCCAGGTCAAGAGCCCTACGGCACGAAATGCACGACCGCCAGGTCGGTGCATCCGTCAACCGATCAGTTTTTTGTTGTTCGAACGGAGTGAGAACTACAAAACAGATAGCCCTGTGATACTAAGAATCCATAAGACTCTCATGCGCGAACGCGCCCTCTTCTTCTTTATTGCGGAACTTTTTGATTCGCTTGATTTAAGGCATCGTCGCAACTGCCTGTTATTCCATGATATTCGTTCAATCCAAAAAGTTCCGTAAAGTTCCGTAAAATCGGGCCTGGATGATCTGAAAGCGACATCCAAAAATGTCGCTTTTGTTATACCTTCTGAGCACCGATTTACATGGAAAATGGCGTTGGCTGCACCTAAATATTTCCACATGACGAGAGGTCCCACATGAAAAACCCACTGATCGATGATCTTGATGAAGCCGGAATGATCCCTTCGATAGAGGTTGCTCTACCCACGTTGGCTGCGTTCTACCCCAAGGGTGAGGTCCTTCGACCGGAAGCTGACCCGCTTGCGATGAAGGTCTATCCACTATCGGTTCTTGACGAATCATCTTTTCGAGACCCCCTGATGCTGCTATCCGGACAGGCCATCGGCAAGATGGTTCGACGGGTATGCCCTGGTGTTGATGACCCCGGCAAGCTGACCGATCTGGACGTCCAGGTCATCATTCTGGCTTGTCGTATTGCCAGCTATGGTGCTACCTTGAAGCTCGAACATACCTGCTCGAAGTGCCAGACCAAGACGGATTTGCAGGTCGATCTCAACGATCACATTCTTCGATATAGCCCATTCAGTCCTGATGAATTGGCTGAGTTCGATCTGGATATCGTGGAAATCGGACAAAAAATCCGACTGCGACCGATGTTGTATGAGGACGCTATCGACGTTGCCATGAACATGGTTCGATCCAATATCAGTGCTGAGAAGTTCGATTCCGCCCATACAGAGGATGTCAACCAACTGACAGATGCCTTCATTCAGGAATACCAGGCTCAATTCGAGTCGAGTATCAAAACGAACATCGATGCCATCTGTTCGTCCATATTCACGGTTACGACAACGACCGGCAAGGTCGTGAACAATCCGGATATGATCAAAGAGTGGTTCTTGAGGCTGACACCGAACCTCACAAAGATGATCACTGATCGGATCACGAAGATCAACCTGTCGATACGAGAACGATCTAAACTGGCATATACCTGTGTGTCCTGTGGAACCGAAAACACCTTCTATATGGAATTGGACCCACAGAAACTTTTTACGCCAGCGGAGGGTTCCGCACCCGTGACGAACTCCTCCGCCGCGTCTCCGACCACCGAGAAGCCCACGAAAAAACCCTCAAAAGTATCGCGGAGGTAGTCTATCACTTCCAGGGTGGTCTTGATTATCGATATGCGAAAACTCTCCCACCGGTCGAAGTTGATGCATTGGTGGCAACCATCAACAAGATCAGAAAAGAGGAAGAGCAGGCTTTGTCTTCGGCCCGGGGGAAATGATTCGTTCTTGACAAACGAATGAAATCCTGGTATACGTGTGGGAAGCTATTGGAGATGAGTTATGTCCAGACACTCTGCACCGACTGATTACAAACCGATGGTTACCGGTCAACCCGGTATGAACGGGCTTGAGATTATCATCTACCCACCGCTGTTCTTGGTGGTGTTCTTCATCCTGGTCGTCATTTTCGGCGATGTAGTGGCGGTCATTCTGACAGTGATCGGATATATCGGTGCTCTGTTGGTGACCTACCACAAACAACAAGTCAACCGTAAGGCACGAATCGCCTACAACGCCCGCTGAACATACGCACAAGATTTGCTTTCCAATGGGTCTAAATACCTGAGACCCATATGGAGATCAGGTGTGGCTAACAGGAACGGACAACCACCACAGCAGAAAGAGCTTCGTGTTCGCAACATCATTGCGGGCAAATCGACGACCCAGGAAATGGTTGTCGAGCGGTTGTCCATTAACACCAATGATCGGAAGACGGCTGAGTCTGATCTGATGACGGATGTTGCGAATGCTCTGCGTGATCAAACCGACACGTTGGCGAAATCGTTGGATGAACTCCGAAAGGTCAACAAAGACCAGTTGGACAGTTTGAAAGCATTGTCTAAGACGGCTAGTTCCAAAGATGGAGTGGAAGCCGCATCGAAGACTATGAGTTCGGCTATGTCTGATGCTCTGAACAAACTCGGCGTCGGTGGTGGCTCTGGCGGCTCTGGTGTAGATAGCTCCGATACCAGAGAAGCTGCCGAGATCAAGCGTCTCGACAAAGATATGAAGGAGGTTCTCAAGGAACTGACCAACGCCATCAAAGGTCTGGCTGGTGCCGAGTCCGTAGGAAGCGGGACTGTTCCGGCTGAGGGGGCAACCGAGGGTGGTGGTCGTCGTGGTCCTGGTCAGGCACAACAGGATGTTCGTAACTTCGTAAAAGCTATCGGTTTCAAGGACAAGATCAAAGAAGGCACAAACCTGGAACGGATGGAACGCATCCTAAAGGTTATGGAGTGGCGAGAAAAGCGCAAGGCTCCGGATGAACGAGATAGTGGTCTGGTCAGACTGATCGGCGACACGTTGGTATCGGAACTCGAAAGCGGCATTACGAACTTTGCCGATGCTATTCAGCGGGCTACATCAAGTGTTGTGAGTTTTTCCAACGTGACGGATTGGGCCCGGGGGCGGTTCTCCCTGGCTCTGGAAGCCTCGACATCAGGTATCATGAGCTTTGGGGATGCATTCCTCGATCTGTTCCCGGGGCTGATTCGTGGTGGTGACAACCTGGTATCGACCTTGAAGCTGACCCGTAGTGCATTGTCTGATGGTTTGATCAACCCTATTGGAACCATGGGAGACAGTCTCGAAGGGGTTTCGGAGTCTCTATATCAAACCCGCGACACCCTTCGTGATCAGGGTGTTAATGCGATGTCTCGGCTGGGCTTTGAAGAGGCCAACGAGGCGATGATCCAACTGTTCGCATTGGAACGTCGGCGTGATGTTGGTGCCAACATCAGTTCCGGCATGACCCAGCGCAATATGGCCCGTCAGCTTGAGTATGCTCAGATGATCGCCACCAATACCGGACAGACCGCACTAGAGGTGTTGAAGGCTAACCAAGAGCGGGCACGGCAGCTTTCCAACTTGCAGGCCGGTGGTATCCTGGGTGGCCCGGATGGTGAGAATTTCAGCAACGCCATGATGGCGTTCCGTGGTGCCGGTATGGGTGGGTTTGAAGAACTCATCGCAGGCATTGCCCGAGCCGGTGGTGATCCCACTCTGTATCTTTCTCAGAACTCGGACTTTGCCCAGGGTCTTGCAACGACCGGTAAGAATGCCGAGTTCTACGACCTGATCAATGCGATTCGCGGTGGGGCTGATCCAAATACTATCATGCAACTGGCTGGTCGCATGGGTGGAGGCAACCTTACCGGTATTGCTGGATCGACCACTATCGGTGAACAGATGCTGGGTCTGTCTGGTGAAGCTGGTTTGGCAAAGAACTATGTTCCTGACGAAGAACCCGATTGGTTCATCTCTGCCTTCACATGGGTGAAGGATGCCTGGACCAACATGGGTGGCTCCGACGCGGCCATGTTGGTGGCGGTTGGTGCTAACGTAACAGCATTGTGGGCTAACACGGCGGCTCTACTTGGCGGTGGTATTGGCGGTCTTATGGGTCGTATGGGTGGGCTCGCCAAAGGTGCAGGTAGAATGGCCATGGGGGCTGGACGATCCGTGATCGGGGCGGGGGCTGGATTGCTTTCTGGTGCAGGAGGAATGGCCATGGGGGCTGGCCGATCTGTTGCTGGTGCTGCTGCCGGGATGGGGTTGAAATCCCTCATCAAGAAGATTCCGATCATTGGATTGATTGCTGGTCTTGGATTTGCTGGTGGACGCGCTTTGGCCGGTGACTGGACTGGTGCTGCATTGGAAGCTGCATCTGGTGTCGCCGGAACTGTTCCTGGTCTTGGCACCGCTGCATCTTTGGGCTTGGATGCCACTCTTGCTGCACGTGACATGGGAATGATCGGTTCATCTGGGCAATCGGCTATTACCCCACTTGGTGAAACTGTTGGTCCTGCACCACCCGGATCGACGACGAATGCCGGAATTCGAAACGATACACAGCGACTGATACTGGAGACCAATAGGCTTCTGGATCGTATCCTGGTGTTGGCACAGGACGAAATTGATGTCCTGAAAGACATCAAGGGTAATACGGCCAAGACTACAGTTCAGGCCCCGGAGGGCTTCTGGTCTTCTTTGATGGCCAGAGATGAGCCCGCTCCGGCGTCCGGAATGGGGACTAACGGTCAACCATAACGCTGATCCACTGGGTTTCGCAAACTCTTCTCCTAAATATTCAAGCCAGGAGAGAGTTTCAGCATGACGAATAGAATAGTGGCAAAGCCATCTGAGGGCCAGTCGTCTCGTCGCCGACGAAAGCTGACCGATTATGGTGGAAGCAACACATGGGATGGGTCTCGGGACAGTCTCAATGTGCTCCATCAGGTTTATCGCGGTCGTTTCGACAGATTTGAACGCTATCGGATGTATGAGTGGATGGATCAGGACTCGGATATTTCCCGAGCCCTGGACCTGATTGCCGAACACTCTTCGGAAAAAGACAACGACAACCGACACTTCATTCTTGACTGGTATACAGAAGAGCCGACCGCAGAACTATCAGCGGTGCTGAAAGCTCATATGGATCAGTGGTCGAAGATCAACCGGTTGGACAAACACCTGTTCAAGACCATGCGGAACGTCCTGAAATACGGCGACTGGTTCATGTTCCGTAACCCACACACGTTTGAACTCTATGACATTCATCCGATGGACGTTCTTGGTGCCATCGTGGATCGCAACACCCTGGATATCCTGGGCTGGGTGATTCGAGATTTCCGCTGGAACATCACCGATCTGGAGATCAACGTCGAGAGCCGGGAGATGCAGCAGCAGTTGAACAGCTTCAACGCTACCAACTCTTCGACCGGTAATTCTGGACAAGGAACCCGGGCCATCCCGGCGATCCACGTTCTGCACTTCTCACTGTCCGAAGGCAAGCTTGCATCCAATGGCATGTATGGGCAGTCGCAGTATTCCAACGCATGGCCGTTCGGAAATTCCTGGCTGGAGAAGGCATTCAAGACGTTCAAGCAACGAGAGCTTCTCGAAGACGCGGCCCTGATCCACCGTGTTCAGCGGGCACCGTCTCGTCACGTCTGGTATATCGACACCGGTAAGATGCGTCATGACCGGTCGAAGTTCGTCATTCAAAACTTCAAGAACGAACTCAATCAGAAGCGTATCCCGCAGTTTGTGGGATCGAATACCCGTGGTGTAGATTCCGTCTACAACCCGATCAGTCAGCTTGAAGACATCTACATTCCCGTCAGTATGGACCAGCGTGGTTCAAAGGTCGAACAGCTTGAGGGGACACCGTGGTCGGATATGCCTGACCTGGATTACTTCAAGCAGAAGATGGCTGCGGCTTTGCGTGTTCCATATGCATGGCTTCTACCGGCTGGTGAGGGTGGCATCACCCCCAGTGATGGTCGAATGGGTCAGGCTACACAAGAAGAGATCGAGTTCTCTCGATTCTGTTCTCGTCTACACACCTATATGATCGAGACCTGGGATCATGAGTTCAAACTATACTCGCGTTGGCGAGATGTCAGTGCGAACTGGGCAGACTTCCAACTCATGTTCGTTCCCCCGACGGATTATCAAGCATCGAAAGAGCGGGCCCGTCTATCAGAAGCTACCAATGCGTTCAAGAACCTGGTGGATTTGCCATTCCTGTCCAAGCGGATGCTGATGAAGCTCGCTCTGGGTTGGACTGATGATCAGATTGCCATGAACGAAAAGATGGTGGACGAAGAGAACAACCGCAAAGAAGCCTCTGCCAGTATGGATGGTGGTTTCGGTGGTGGTATGGGTATGCCAATGGGCGATATGCCACCTGATCCAGGTCTACCAGTTGCTGACGGTGGGGTTCAGGCCCCGTCGGTAACCAGTGGTATGGACGCAGGGGCCTCCATGGGTAGTGCCGGTATGGGTGCAGGAGGAGGTGGCGCAATGGAGTCGTTCAAACCATTCAAGGGTAATCGACTGGTTGAGGATGATCTCGACCTACCGGGTCCGAAACTGGATATGACCGACCTGAGTCGTGTTCCGAACGATCCATCTGTTTTGGGTCGGGATCGCATTGCGGGCAAACCTATTGCAACGCTGGAACTGATCCAGCGTATCCGCCATGCACAATTCTCGAAGCGGGTTGATTGGCAAAAGCGGTTGAAAATGCTCAACCGTGTCTACGGTTCACCACAAGAAGACGCCGGTGGTATGGGTCTAGGCGGAATGTAAGAGAAAAAGGCTGTTTTGGCACCATGCTGGGTGCCCGGTCTTAAATATAAATGTAACCCCAACTGTGAGGGAAATGAAAAATGACCAAAACTGACAACTTCCGTGATGTCATCTCCAAGATGATCGAGGCGGTGACGCTGGACGACAAAGGTAATCTCACCGTCGTCAACAAGACCGCAATGGCCGAAGCCGACGAGCTTCTGAACCAACTGGTAGTCGAGACGGCTCGCAACTGGTGGGCACAGCTTGAGTCTGCCGAAGACTCCCTGGCCAACATGGCTGACGAAATCTCGTTTGCTGAACTGAACACCGATCCTTCCCACATGGCAACTCCGGCTATCAAGTCGCCGAAGCCGATGGCCGCTGCACCCGCGATGGAAGCAGCATTGGGCGGTCCTGAGTTTGATCTTCGTGGCATCTTCGAGATGGCCGAAGATGATGGCGACATGGGCCCCCAGGATGGTGACGATGGCTACGACGATCTGATGCGTGGCGATGATGAAGCCGGAATTGGTGACAGTGCTCCGACCGATGGTGAACTCGATCTTGATGGCGGCGATGACCTCGATGCCATGGGCGACGACGGTATGGGCGACGACTTCGGTGCATCCGATGACGGGCTTGACGGCGGCGGTGATGGAGAGTTCGACTTCTCGTTCTTGGACGACCAGGGTGATGACTTCGGTGGCGATCAGGGCGACGGCGATCTAGGCGGTGATGACCTGGGTGGTGAATTCGGCGATGACGACGGCATGGGTGATGACCTGGGCGGTGAATTCGGCGATGACGACCAGGGCGACGACCTTGGTGGCTTCCAGCAGTAATCGGAACTGATGATGGCTCAGCGTGTCGATCTCATTGAGGTTATCCTCCCCAACCAAAAGCCTCTGATTG